CATAGGTGGCTCAGAAAGTAGGACTGACCAAGCCGGTTCCGCCGATCTCCACGACGCTCGCCGGGTAGCGGGCGGCAGTAAAGGCCAGGTAGCCGTACACCTGGAGGCGGACCGTGAGGTTGCCGGATCCGACGTCGGGCAGCACTCGGGACCGGATGCCCGACTCGTACAGCAGGATGTCGCTGGCCCGCAGGACGTGGACGACGTCCTCGTTGGTGCCCGCGCCGAGGTTGGTCGGCATCGACGGGTCGGTGACGACCGGCAGGCCATGCATCTGACCGACGACCTGCTGCGAGGCGACGGCGCCGAGTGTGGCGACCGCGTTCTGCGGGTTACCGGCGTCCGGCACGACCAGCGGACGGCCGTTGGAGTCGGAGGCCGCGAGCAGGTACGCCCACCGCCGGGGGTGCATGACGATCACGGTCGGCGCCATGAAGCGGAGGGTGTGAACCCGCTGCACCGCATCGGCGATCTTGCTGTAGAGCTTCGCGACGGTCGGTGTCGCGTCCGTGTAGGTGATCGTGGTGATGCCCGACGTGGCGCGGACACCCGTCACCTGGCCCGAAGACCCCGAGCCGGAGATGACCTGGAGGTCGGTCTTCGTGGCGTAGTCGGCGACCAGGTCCCGGAAGATGACCTCATCGAACGAAACCGGGGACTGGTCCAGGAGCTGGATCGCGACGTCCTGCTGACCGGCGATCGTGCGGACCGGCGCGTTGATGAACGAGTCCGTCGCGTCGGTCTCCTGCACCGAACCGTTGTCCGCCGTCTGAATGGCGGTAGCGGCGCCGGTGGCGACCTTCGGGATGTTGATGCTGTCGGTGCCCGGAGGCAGCGGCTGGCCGTTCACGACGTTCGCGTAGGCGCGGCCGGCGCGGGCCAGGTCGACGTACTGGCTCATCAGCCAGAGCGGCGGGATGAAGTAGCCGCCGTTGCCGTCGGTCCTGTTGAGGTCGCGGTACTCCTGGCCGGTGGCCACGTCCTGGGCATGCCGCTGGAGACGCTCGCGGGCGCCGCCGTCCGCGTCCATGTTGAGCTGGACGCGGGCCAGGTCCTGGAGGTAGGAGCGGCCGTTGCCGCGCTCGTAGGTGCGGGCCTCGGAGACGGTCTCGACGCGGGCGCGGGCCCGCTTCACCGCAGCGGCGCCAGCGGTGACGGTCTGGGACCGCTCCGCCTCCTCCGACAGCTCGTTGATGCGCTCGTCGAAGCTGCGCAGTTCCTCGTCCTTGACCTTGACCTGCGCGGTCAGCTCACGGAACTCGGCGTCCTCCTCGGGCAGAAGGTCCTCGCGGGCCTCCTCCTCGGCGAGGGACGTGATGGCCGCGCGCTTCGCGATCAGAGTCTCGCGGTCCTTTGCGGCCTGCTCGCGTCGAGCAATGAGCCGCTGAAGTCGCTCATTCATGAGCGAGCCTGCCTTTCATGGCATGGGTCATGGAATGCGGCCAGTGCCAGGCCGTTGAACGGCCGCCGACGCCAGTGCCAGGCATGCGACAGCGCCGCGGTCAGTGCCAGACCGCGGTAAGCAGATGGGGAAGCCAGCTATTCGGCTTCGTCGAGGTGCCGGCGCAGATGCCGCTCGACAGCGGCCCGCTCGTCGGCGGGGATGTCGGAGTGCTCCAGCATCGACAGGTGGTAGCGCACCGCAGCCAGATGGGCGGGAGCGCCGATCCGGCCCTCGTGGTGGGCGCCCCAGTAGCTGGACTTGTCGTCCGCGCTACCGTCCGGATCGACCCAGGCGTGCATGTAGCGCAGCACCACCTGGTCGTCAGGTGCGGCAGCGAGCGCGGCCCGCCGGTCCATGGGGGCGTCGGTGATCGACGTCGAGTGCGACGGGATGGTGGCGGCGAGCGAAACGTTGCGGGACTCGTCGCCCTGCACGGCTAGCGCCTCGGCCAATGACAGGCCCGCCCGTTTCACGGGTGGCGTCAGTCCGCGCTGGAGTGCGGCAAGCCTCTCGCGGGCCGCGATGAGCCGTTCGACCGCCCGGGTGTCGCCGGAGCGTAGTTCGGCCATGGCCTGTTCGGGGTCGACGTTCGCGAGCAGGTCCAGCGCTTGGCTCATGCTGTTCAGCTGGGCGCTGGTTGCGGGGTTCGCCCCGAAGTTCACGACGCTGACGTCGCCCTTGTGCAGGGACACCTCGGTCAGCGTGCGCTCACTCTCGTCCTTCGACCACTCGTCGGCCTTCACGCGGAACGCGAACGACATCTCGTCCATGTCGCCGCGTTCCATTTTGGTCTCCAGACGCTGCACGTCCGGATCCCGCCGATCCAGGTCCGCCTCGACGAGGAGGCCCTTGGAGTCGGTCGACAGGCGCAGCGTGCCCGACTTGGTGCGCGCCAGCGGCATGCCCTCGTGGTTGATGAGCAGGTGCAGGTCCGGTTTCGCCGCCAACGTCGCGTCGAACGCACGCGTGTCGACACGCTCGGTCCAGCCGTAGGGCGCCCCGCCCAGCACGTCGTAGCCGTTACCGAAGATGCTCGCGTAGCCGGTCAGGGTCAGACCATCACCCTTGCTGCGGATCTCGAAGCCGGCCGCGGCGATCGAGCGTCGCTCCGGCGAGTCCAACAGCTTGTGCCGGTCAACCATCGGTGCCGTCCTTTCGGATGAGGCGCAACGGCCCCGGGTCTTCGCTGCGGATTGCAGGGGGCGAGATCGTGGCGCCGGAGGCGATCGGGAGCGGCGTGTAGTCGGATCCGGCGCCGTTCGGGAGCGGCGGCTCGTCCTCAAGGGCGCGCAGGCCGTCGATGTTGTCCCAGCCGATGAGGCGCTTCTTCTCGTGGACTTCGAACCGGGTCGCCAGGTCGGCGCGGATCAGGACGTCGGGGTCGAACTTCACGTACTGGCCGCGGGGCAGCAGAGTCGACAGGTGCGACTCCAGCAAGGCCAGCCACGGCAGGAGGCTGAACTGGACGAGCTCGATCTGCCGTTGCTCCGGGGAGCTGTAGGACATCGACCCGCCGGTCTCGCCGCCGATCATCTCCGGTGGAATCCCGTAGATCGCCGCGATCTGCGAAGCCGTCAGCCGCATCGTCTGCACGAACTGCGCCTCGTTCGGGCTGACGGTGGTCGGCTCGTAGTCCCAGTCCTTGCCGAACACAATCGGCTCGTGCGACCGGATCGCCTGCACTAGACGCCGCTTGATGATGTTGGCCTGCTGCTGATCGACGGTCGCCATCGTGTTTTTGAACCGGCCCGGCGGAACGCCGCCGCTACGGAACCAGTCGTCCGAGAACTGCTGGGCGGCCAAGCCCGTCGACACCGTCACCGCGTATGCGCCGATCGGCGACAACCCCCACACCCGGCCCGGGAGTTGGAACCAGGGGATGTGCACGACATCCTCGTTCGGCAGCCGCTCCCCCAGATACGAGAACTTCGGATTCGTGAACGAGCCCGGCTCCCCCATCGACGCCAGCCGGTCCTCGCACAGCACGAACGCCGGGTCCAACCACTCGATCGCGGTCGGGTACTCCAGATAGTCCCGGGCCGTCACCACCCCGACCGCATTCCCGCGATAGGCGAGCGACGTCACCGCCCGGAACACCCAGTCGTGCAAGGTGCCCTGCGCACACGGCTGCGTGAACAGGCTCGGCAGCGCCAGCGACTGCTTCGTATCCCCCGCCTGCCGGTACACGCACAGCGGCATCCCGGAGATCGTCGCCGCCAGCAGCCGACCAGCTGCCAGTACAGGCCCCAGGCGCAGCGCCCCGTCCTCGTTCAGCGCAGCCGGCGAAGCCAGCGGATCGGCCGGCCACGACACGGACGACGAATCGAGCGCCCGCCTCTCGCCGTCGCGCTTCAGCATTCCGCGGAAGGGATTGCGCATGAGGCACTCCCTCCGTCAGAACACCGATTGCAGAACGTCGTACTCGCTGGCCTCAAGCAGGTGGGATCGGGTCGTGTAGGACCAGCGGGCCAGCGTCATCGCCACCAGCGGGCTGATGTCGCCGTCCACGCCCTTCACCGTCCAGGCGATCGTCTCGCCCGTCTGTTTCGTCTTCGCCGAGGCGACCGCGACATCGAGATGCCGGTTCGGCACCACCCGGAACGACTCCTCGCGGACCGCCTCCAGCAACTGCCCGGCAGCCGCGGCCATGTCGACCGCGTTCGTCACCGCCAGGTCCCCGGACTGCGGAGCCTCCGGATCCTCCGGCCTCCGGAACCCGGCCGCATCCAACGCCGTCTCCAGGAACGCGAACGTCCCGCGGCCCATCGCGATCGAGATCGGGCCCAGCGTTTCCCGCAGCTCGATCAGCCGCGGTACCAGCCACTTCGTACCCGGCCGATAGTCCGCCAGCTGCGTGTGCCCCAGCCCGTCCGCGCGCAGCCCGTACACCTGCACCGCGGCGTAGTCCCGCAGCGGGCTGATGTCCAAGCCGATCGCCACACCCGAATCACGGTCCCGCTGCGACCCCGCGTCCGCCAGAGCCACCCACGCCGCGGCGTCGATGACGGCGTTGCCCTGCGACTTGCGCGGCCACACCCCGAGCCGCTCGCGCGCGAAGCCGGCGTCGCCCATCGATCGGCGCTCCCGCAGGACCGCTTCTTCTGACAGCCGGTAGCCGAGCGCCGGGTTCGACGCCGCCCACAGTTGCCGGTCGTCGAGGTCGATGGCGTCCAGGTGGTCGAGGTCGCCCGCGATGCCCCAGTCCCGCCAGCCGAAGCTGTCGTCGCCACCCGCCTCAGCCCGCGCGTGCAGCGCGAACATCACCTCGCCGGAACCGTCATCGCCATCGAGCGGCGGCGAGGAGGTGTAGACGATCTGCGGGTTCGGGCGCGCTGACATCGTCGGCATCAGGGCGTCCTGCTGAATCGCCGTGTACGCGAACGCCTCGTCGATGAGGTTGCAGTCACCGGAGAAGCCGCGGCCACTGCCCTTGCTCCTTGCGATGAACTTCACGCGGGCGCCGGTATCGAGGCGCTCGAAGCTCTCTTCACCGTTCGTGTTGATGACCTTGATGTGAACGCCGTCAACGTCGATCAAGTTGTCCGACAGCGCCTCGCCGAGGCCCTTGAGCACCGCCTTGAAACGGCGGAAGCCCTCCATCGCCGTCTTGTACTCGTGCGCCGACCACATGATCAGCCGCTCATCGAGGAGGAACAGGCCCGCCAACGCCCGCGCTTCAAGGATCGCGCCCTTGCCGTTCTGCCTGGCGACGATCTCCCCGTACTCGAAGCAGCTCCATTTGCCGTCCTCGCGCACCGACAGCATCAACTCGATCGAATCCGCCTGCCACGGATCCAGCACCAGGCCGGCCCGCTTCGCCAGCTCCACCGCCTCCTCGCCCAACGAGAACGAGGACGGCGGCACACACTCAACCCGAGGCCTGGCCGCGCCTCTTAGCGATGCGCGCCGAGAGGTCCGAGACACCCGCACCCCCCGCCTTCGGCACCGAAGCCGGCACCGACCCCTTCGAAGCCTGCCGAATCTCCGCCACAAGTCCCCGAAGAGTCGTCTGCTGCTGCCGGGCTTCCGCGAGAAGCGGCCCGATTGCCGGAGATTCACCCTCGCCGTCTTCGTCATTCGCCTTGACCGGCGAACAGGCCCGCAGGAGAATGGAGTTGAGCCAATCGAGCCGGTCAGTGAGACGGCAGGCCTCCTCCAGAAGCACCAAGTGCGCCGGAGTCAGAGAGCCCGAGGCCGTCTCATCCCGCCAGAGCCGGGAACCGCGAGAACCAAGATCCAGTGGAACCTCCATGATCATCGCCCCCCTGTGATTTTTTGCGGGGGGATAAATTTTTCAGAGATCGGAAGAGCGTC